TAAATACTACCGATAAATATTTGGACAAAAATTTTTGGCTGGATGCCAGTGATCGCTTAATGTATGAAGGGAAAGCTCCAGAGTTTTCTGAGACACAGCGAGCACGTATGCCAGCATTCTTTGAGCATTCTAATGTCAATCTCCCTAAATACGCTTAAGCTTCACAACGAAAGAGTTGATGAATTGTTTAAGAACGTAGAGGACAATTTCAAATGGAATCCTGTCCACCCTAAAGAACCAATCGAATCAATCATGTACCGTGCTGGCCAGGCTAGCGTGGTAGAATATATAAAAAATCTATTAGAGGAAGAAAACTAATGTGCGTAGGACCACTTGCTCCTCCAAGGCCACCTGCTGCTCCAAAAGCTATGGGACCAGCTCCAACAGTTAAAGCAGCAGCTAGAGGACCGGAGTATTTAGAACCAGAAAAAATTAAAGATCAAAAAGAAGATGATGATCTAATTGATACAAAGAAAAAGAAAGCCCTTGAGATACAGAAAACTAAAGAGGGTGTCAAACAATTTGGTGCAATAGATGCGAAATCTATGCCACAAGGACCTCCAGGTGGAATCAATCAACCATAGGTATTTAATATGTGTCTAGGAGGAAGCGCAGCGCCCACTTATAAACCACCAACACCACGTGTTATAGAACCAGGGCCAGAGTCACCTAATGATAAGGTGAACAACATGGATGTTGAGAATATTAATGATAGATCTCGACAAAAAGAATTTAGACAAGCAAATAAAGGAACCACTGCTACTAAGCAGAAAGGACAATCCTCTAGTAAACTAAAAGCATACTAATGAAAGCACGTGATAGATATACTCAACTCTCAAGAGGTAGATCACAGTTCCTAGATACCGCAGTTGAGTGTTCTAGATTAACACTGCCTTATTTAATACAAGAAGATTTAAGTTCACGTCCTACACATCAAAAATTACATACTCCTTGGCAGTCAGTTGGAGCTAAGTGTTCTGTAAATTTAGCAGCTAAACTTATGTTAGCTTTGCTACCACCACAGACAAGCTTCTTCAAGCTACAGATTAGAGATGATAAACTTGGTGTAGAATTCCCGCCCGAAGTAAGAAGTGAACTAGATTTATCCTTTGCTAAAATGGAAAGGATGATTATGGATCATATCAATGCCTCTAGTGATAGAGTTGTAGTCCATCAGGCACTCAAACATTTGATTGTCTCAGGAAATGCATTGATATTTATGGGCAAAGATGGTCTCAAAAACTATCCCCTTAACCGCTTTGTTGTAAATAGAGATGGTAACGGGAATGTTTGTGAGATTGTAACAAAGGAACTAATCAGTCGAAAGATACTCGGTGAAGATCTGCCAGTACCTTTACCTAATTCCCCTGGGGATGATGGTCACAAGACAGGATCTGACGATCAAGACGTTGAGGTAGATGGGTATGGCATCAAGAAGCATTTGATAATATACTACCTGGCAGTCGCAGCACGGCTCCGAAGAATGCATCTCCCTGGCTCGTATTGAGATTCAATACAGTAGACGGAGAGGATTACGGAAGGGGTCGAGTCGAAGAATTCTTAGGAGACATTAGATCTCTAGAAGGATTATCCCAAGCTCTTGTAGAGGGTTCAGCTGCAGCTAGTAAGGTAGTCTTCTTGGTATCACCAAGCTCTACTACAAAACCAAAAACTATAGCCGATGCTGGTAACGGTGCAATCGTTCAGGGTAGACCTGATGATGTAGGTGTTATACAGGTTGGTAAAACAGCAGACTTTAGAACAGCACAAGAACAGATGGTGAATCTGGAGAAGCGAATTAATGAAGCTTTCCTTGTGTTACAAGTTCGACAAAGTGAAAGGACTACTGCAGAAGAGGTACGCCTCACGCAGATGGAATTAGAACAACAGTTAGGTGGACTATTTAGTTTACTTACAGTTGAGTTCCTTGTACCCTACTTAGATAGAACATTACATATACTCCAACGCAATAGGGAGATACCAAAGATACCCAAGGATATCGTACATCCCACTATTGTTGCTGGTGTTAATGCTATTGGTAGAGGACAAGATCAAGAAAGCCTTGTCTCTTTCGCACAAACTCTTGCTCAAACTATGGGACCAGAAGTCATGGCTAAGTATCTTGACCCTGCAGAGTATGTTAAACGACTCGCAGCAGCTCAAGGTATAGATGTACTTAACCTAGTTAAGACACCTGAAACTATGGCACAAGAACAGCAACAACAGATGCAGCAAATGCAACAGCAAGAAATGCTGAAGCAAGCTGGTCAATTTGCAAGTTCTCCAATGATGGACCCAAGTAAGAATGAAGCTGCTGGACAGTTAATCAAAGACCAATACGATCAATTACAAAATGCCAACAGCCAAGGCGAGCCGCCCAACCCGGGTGAAGAAGAAGCCCCTCCCCAAAGTTAGTAAACCAGAACCACTGGTAGATAAAACTGATATAGCTACACCAACAGTTATACAAGCTAGAGCCAAGATAGGAATTGACCCTGAGTTTGTAACAACAGTTGGTCTAGGCAACCTAAAAGTAACCACCGCAAACGGAGTAAAGAATGACGGAAAAGCTGACGTATGATCCCACCCCTGCTGATGCACCTGAATTCACTGAAGATGAAAAGGACTCAATTGCGGTAGCAGAAAAATTAGGTGAACAAGAATCAGAATTATTAGCTGGTAAATATGAGAATGCTGAACAATTAGAAGAAGCATATCTTGAATTACAAAGAAAGCTAGGTTCAGATGATGATGATGAAGTAGAAGATACAACATTAGATGAAGATGAAGTAGAGTATGATGAAAATGTAGTAGCTGGTATTGAAACAATCCAGGATGCATCAGATGAATACTATGCTAATGAAGGAGAACTCTCCGAAGAAACTATGGAGAAGTTTGGTGAGATGAGTGGTAAAGATCTTGTAGAAGCTTACATGGCTATACAAGAGAACTCCGATCCAGATGCAAACTATCCTGACATATCTGAGTCTGATTTAAATACAGTCTACAATTCAGTAGGTGGAGAAGAACAGTATAATCAACTGACTTCTTGGGCTGCTGATAATATGAATGACTCAGCACTAGAAGCTTTTAACTCAATCATCAATCAAGGAAACCCAACCGCTATTCAAATAGCAGTAGCAGGTATGAAAGCTGAATATGACAACGCCGAAGGATACGAAGGACGTATGCTTCAAGGTAAAGCAGCTAGAACTACGGATGCATTCCGTAGTCAAGCTGAAGTCGTACAAGCTATGTCTGATCCTCGTTATGATAATGACCCTGCTTATCGTCAGGATCTTTACGATAAA